TGTTTACAAGATGAGTAACCCACCTACAATTATCTGGTTGGTATCCCTTGTAGTTATCAATACGATCTAGCTCTAAATTGTCTTGGTACCCGTTTGCTAAAGCCCAAGAAAAGAAAATATTTCTGTCCTGCCATTCTTGGCAAACAGATATTCCTCTATCTTGGTAATACATAGCCCACTTATGGCGTGTTCCCATGTGACCGCATCTTTCCATCATAGATTTATGGATTCGATACAATCTTGTATTGTGCATCCCATGCTTCCTAGATGCGTTTCCTGCGGCATCAGGATTAACTTTTGCATAATCAATCAATCTATTCGCGCTAATATAATTTTGACAGGCCCGACATTTTTTATTAAGTTGATCTGACCGGACAAGATCTGTCCGACCGCAACTGCCACAAATTCTGGTAAATCGTTTTCTTTTGTCCATAGCTAATTATCACTAACAAAGAAGTGGATGTCAAGTGATTAAAGGCAAGCGTGGCAAAGCTGCTCGCAGGCGTTGGGGATGTCGGTAGAATCTCCCCAGCGTAGTCTGGCTAAGGCTGTCAGTTGGAGGATCACTGGCAGTCTTGATACTTTCCTTATATCTTGGCTTATTACAGGTCAGCCGCATCTTGCTGCTGGCATTACTGCTGTTGAGCTTGCAACCAAGATCAGCCTTTACTGGTTGCATGAGCGTGTCTGGCTGAAAGTTAAATGGGGTCGAGAATGAATGTTACAATCGTTATACCGACGACTGGTGCTGATACTCTATATGATGCTGTCGGCAGTGCTCTTGCACAAGTTTATGAAGATACACGGGTTTTGGTTGTGGTAGACGGTCCAGAGTTTGAGGATCGCACTTATCATCTGTTGCAGCATTATGATGAAGATCCACGGCTTTCCTTCATGGTTTTGCCTGAAAACGTGGGTGCTAACGGTTTTTATGGACACAGAATCTATGCTGCTATAGGACACTTGGTTAACACAGATTATCTCTGTTTCCTTGACCAAGACAACTGGTTTGATCCTGAACATGTTAGTTCTCTTATTGATACCATTGAGCGTAAAGCTCTGGACTGGGCTTACTCGTACCGCAAGATCGTGGACAAACAGGGCCAACTGATCTGCGAGGATCGGTGCGAGAGCCTAGGTAAAATTACGCATTTCGTTGATACAAACTGTTACATGTTATCTCGGCAAGTCGCTGAGACCATTGGGCATGTGTGGAACGGTAAATGGGGTCAGGACCGTGTGTTCTACGATGTTGCCAGTAAATACTTCCCAAACTTTGACGGAAGTGGCCTTTATACGGTAAACTACAGGCTCGCTGGCAATGATGGCAGTGTCACCAAAGAGTTTTTCCTAAACGGTAATAAGCATGGACCCGTTAACTATATTAGCAGCGGCGCAAGCGGCGTATAGTGGCATACAGGCTGCAATATCGGCTGGCAAAGAGATCCAGTCGATGGCTGCTGACCTGTCTGAACTATGGGGCAGCATTGCCAAATTAACGCATTTGTCTGCTGAAAAGCCTAAAATCTCTGTATTTTCTGGCAAAACGGCTGAACAAATAGCCATTGAGCGGTATGCTGCTAAGGCTGAGGCTCAGGATCTTGCTCTCAAAGCCAAGAATATGTTTGTCGGTCGGTTTGGCTTGGCTGCTTGGGATCAGGTGCAAAAAGAAGTTATTGAGATCCGTAAAGAGATAGAACGTGAGAAGTATGCTAAAGAGAAGGCTGACGCTGCTCGTTTGGAAGAAATCAAGGAAGCTGCGGTTGTTAGCTTCATCGTTTTATTTTTGATAAGTATAATGCTTGGCTTAGGGATTATACTTTTAGGGAGTTTGGTATAATGGATCTTGGCATCTTTGGAAAGTTGATTGAAAATGTCGCACCAACTATCGCAACAGCCTTGGGTGGACCCGTGGCCGGAATGGCCGTCAAAGCATTATCTACGGCTCTCTTGGGTCATAGTGACGGGTCTGAAGACGACATTAGAGATGCGTTGGCGACTGCTACCCCAGACCAAATAGCAGCTATCCGTAAAGTTGATGCTGATTTTAAAGTACAGATGAAATCACTAGACATTGATCTGGTTAAGATTGCTGCGTCTGATCGTGCATCTGCCAGAGACATGGCGATAAACACGCACTCCTATACGCCATCTATATTGTCATACGTTACGGTCGTTTGCTGGTCTATCATCCAGTATTATCTTTTTACGCACATCATTGATCCGTCTATGCGTGAGTTGATTGCTCGTGTATTAGGTACGCTTGATGGTGCTTTGATGCTGGTTCTGTCATTCTGGTTTGGCAGCAGCAATCCAACAATGGGGTCTAAAAATGAAAAATAACTTTGAACAGTGTTTAGCGCTGGTGCTGCGGTCTGAAGGTGGGTTTGTAAACAATCCAAAAGACCCAGGTGGCATGACAAATCTTGGCGTGACCAAAGCTACCTATGAGTCTTATGTCGGTCGTTCTGTTGATGCAGATGAGATGAAGGGTTTGACACCTGATACCGTTGCTCCGTTGTACAAGTCCATGTACTGGGACAAGGTGCGCGGTGATGACATGCCTGCTGGTGTAGACTATGCGTTGTTTGATTTGGCTGTTAACTCAGGCCCACGGCAAGCTACAAAGTTCATTCAAAACATTGCCAGCGTGCCTGCTGATGGCTTAATGGGTGATCGCACTGTACAGCAGGTGAATACATTAGATCCTGCTGACACCGTTGCCAAGCTGTGCAATGAGCGGTTGCAGTTCTTACAGCAGCTCAACACTTGGGATACGTTTGGCAAGGGATGGAGTAAGCGCGTCTCTGATGTACAAAAACGCGCTACTGCTATGGTTACCGCTTCTTGAGCGAACGCACGATGTGGTTGTAAGAAGCCACAATGTGCTGCACATGATACATATTAGTGCTGGATAGAAGTAAGAACCTAAATGTTTCTCTATCCATCACTCTTTCTCCCCTAGTGCTTTACGGGCAATCTTTCCGCATCCTTCTTTGCTGTCCATACTGTTTTGACTAGCAAGGCTTATTTGATGCAACGCTTCCCGCAGCCGCTCAATCTCGTCAGCAGCAACATGGTTCATAGTCGGCTCAACAATCACAGATGATTCTTCGGGCCAACCATATGTTGGGCGGTAACGGCGCAACCGTTCAACAATGTCCATCACTCTTTCTCCCCTAGTGCTTTACGGGCTAATTTAACTGTGTGCGTTGTTTCTGGATCACCAAGATGGTTAATGTGCATGTATTCACATTTTTCATTTACCATTTCCCGCAACGCTTCTTGCAACCGTTCGATCTTGTCAGCCGCATCAGACATGACTTGTTCTGGTGCTGAATAAAGGTTAGCAACAGATTTTGGGGCAAAGAACCGCAACCGTTCAACAATGTCCATCACATCAACCTTCCATCAAATGCGTATGTCCCGTGGTGAGACAAGTGAACCCAAGGGGCTGCATAGATCTTGCCACCTTGCAAACGCCACTGCCGACAGAAGTGATAATCCTCTGATAGCAAACGCTCGGTCTCAGGTTCGATGCTCTCAGTGAAGTATTGCGTAATGCGCTCGCGTGGAGCATTAGGTTCAGAAAGATTTACAACGTCATTGATGTAGCTCGGTGTTTTGTCTTTCAACTCTTCAAACACTTTACGCTTGATGAGCATGAACCCTGTGCCACCAGCCCAGATCTCTAATGGCTCGTTAACAGGAACAGTAACAGAGTTAACATAATCGACAAGATTAAGCACCCACGACCCAGTGTAATGCTTAAGATTATTCGCATCTTCTCCATTCTTGACACCTTTCTCAACCATCTGCCAGTTGATCTCTTTCTTAGGGTAGATCCCACAGATGATGTCTTTGTCAGCATCAAGCATAGGTATTACTTGATCTGCATAGAATTGAATGTCTGAATCAATAAAAAACAAATAATCACAATCTGTTTTCATATATTGATTAACAAGTGCGTTACGTCCACGAGTGATAAGACTTTCGTTAACAAGAACGCTGACCATTGCTTGATGTCCTGCTTGTCCAAGAACAGACTGCAAGCCCAACAAGCTCGTCATAAACATTGCGTTGCATTGTCCACCATAACACGGTGTAGCGATAAATATTTTAGCCATGATGTAGTTGACCCCTCATATCGAAAACTGGTTGCTTGTTATAGACGAGAGCAAAGTGTTCAGCACACCAGCTCTTGCCTGCCATAGACCTTTTGCCGCAGATGCGTGTGTTTGCGCCATCAGGG